AAGTCTGTAAGGTTCAAGATTTAATTATTCCACAATCAGAGTGGAACTTAGATAAGTGCGACGGCACAGGACCATCTGGATATAACATCGACATCACAAAAATGCAGATGATTGGTATACAATTTAGCTGGTATGGTGCTGGTTTTATTGATTGGATGGTCCGTGGTCCGGAAGGTAATTACACATTCTGTCATAGATTAAAAGGTAACAACTTAAACACTGAAGCTTATATGAGAACTGGTAACTTACCTGTTCGATACGAAGTGTTAAACGAGGGTGCTAGATCTAGATTAAATGGAGCTATGACATCTGGTCAAAATACGTTGACTTTAGATGATGTCGGTAATTTTCCATCTAGCGGAATTGTGTTTATTGACAACGAAATCATTTCGTATTCAGGAAGAAATACCACATCTAATCAATTAACTGGACTTACACGAGCCGCGTCAATGTCGAACTTTGCCGCAGGTGCTACAAGAAGTTACACAGCCGGATCAGCAACTTCGCATTTAGATAGAACAGGCGTAGTGTTAATTTCAAATACAACAAGCCCGATTATTAGCCACTGGGGTAGTGCTTATTTGATTGACGGTAATTTCGATTCTGATCGTGGTTACATTTTCTCATATGCATCTACTGGTAACAGTATTGATACTACTAAGAAGACTGTGTTCTTGATTCGACTAGCACCGTCGGTGTCAAATGCTGTAACAGGCGACTTGGGCGAAAAAGAATTGTTGAATCGTGCGCAGTTACTATTAACTTCGATCGCGATTACATCCGATGATATGACCACAGGTGCTTCGGGTATAGTTATTGAGGGTGTGTTAAATCCTCAAAACTATCCATTAAACCCAAGTGACATTTCTTGGAACGGATTGACAGCACTGTCAGCCGGAGGACAGCCTAGCTTTGCACAGATTGCTCCGGGTGGTTCTGTGAACTGGAACGGCGGCGCAACTACTACCACAGCTAACGGAACAACCACTGCTACGATGACTAATACTATTGCGGTGCCTAACAACACAGCATTTAATAGAGGCAGTGGATCTACATTCTTCTATGTGACACAGGCATCGTGGCAATCATCTGGGGCATTCGTTGCTCCTACAAACTACACTTCTCCGTTAGCTGGTGTTACTATTAACGATGTTAAATTCCCTGCAGGAACAAGAATATCGTCAGTGTCGGGACCATTTAACTTCTCTGGCATTAACTACTATCAAATTAATACCAGCGCAGCTTCAACTGCCGCAATCAATGCTAACCAAACAGTTACATTGAACTTAGGTGGTGCAAGTGCTGCGGTTACATCTACACTATACTTTACACAGGCAAGCTGGGTATCGAGCGGTGCTACAACTAACACACTTGTGTCTGACGCTAAATTCCCAGCCAACACTCGTGTATCATCAGTGTCTGGTCCGTTGACATTCGGTGCTACAACATATTATGCAGTGACCTTTACACAGAGCTCATTGTCTTCGACTAGTGCAGGTGGAACTGTTACATTTAGTTTTGGTCAACCGGCGTATGCATTGCCAGGAGAAACAGTATTTTCGTTCGTAGCTAACCCCGGCGAAACTGCGTCATTAGATCTAACACAGTTGAAAGAACTAGGAACGACCAGTATTGGCGGACGAGGAACATTCCCGAATGGTCCGGACGTTCTAGCTATTAACGTTTATAAGGTTGGCGGAACTTCGACTACAGCTAACTTGATTCTAAGATGGGGCGAAGCTCAGGCTTGATGCTTCTGGGCTTCTTTCCAATCTTTTACTAAAGTTTGTAGACGTTTTCTAGATTGGGTAATGGTATCTCGAATGTCGGGAGCCATTACACCTAATTGACGAGTTATGGCTAACTCTAGATGACGGTTATCTAATTCTTTCACAGAATTAACTAGTTTACCTATTAAATTATTAAATTCAATCTTAACAGGACCTTCTGGCATCTGTTCATAGACTGATTGATATTCAGATAATTCTTGTTTAAATCTTTCAGATTTTTGCACTGTCGGTAGCATTTTCTAACTCCAATATTGTAGCAATTTTAGTTTTTATAATTTGATTATTTAATGTCGTTTTTAAACCAATGTGTAAATTTCTAGGCAACTGATCTAATACTGCCCAACATATAGTAGCAGAGGCCTGGGTTAAAAACTCATGATCGACGAGACAGATGTAAGTTCCATACTCAAATCCTCGGTCCTCGCTGAGATACAACTCGATCGGAACTATGCGTCCTCGAGAATATCGACTCATCAAGTCTTGTGAATCTTCTAATAGTGTTGAGTTTCTAGCAAAAGTAGGCACAGTCCAATGTTGATCATCTAAGATCAACAGCAATCTTCCTGTGTTTTTAGCTAAGAAAAGTAATCCGGCACGCTGTTGCATACCTTTACTTATTGTGGATCTAAGATGAAGCCCCAACTATTTGGAGCATATTCGCCTTCAAAAGATTTTAACCACTGCTCGCCATCCCAGCGATACTGTATACCGGTTCTTAAGTTTTGGATATAAGTTGGATCTTCGCCAGTAGCAGGATTCCAAACTTGCTTCCAAGTAGTGCCATCCCATTCGATAATACTATTAGCACGAATTACACAGTCGTTGCCTACAGTATCCTTCCAGGCGTCTGGTCCGTCATATAATGTTGCAGAACTATCCACAGCTGGCGGTCCAAAACTTCCTCCTACATTTTCGCTAATGTTAACATCGTCTAACATTAAGAAACGTAATCCTAACGGAATCTGCGCGGCAGATCCGTATACTTCAATAGGATTATATTTGTAAGGATCAATGATAGCATCAACTGTTCCTCTAGCAGCTACTCCGCTGACAGAACTATTGATGATTGTATTTGTAGGAACAGTATCTTGATCAAATGTAACTACGATAATACTAGGGTCAACAGCATTGACCGCAAAAGTTCCTATCATATCGTATCCATTAGGCTGTTTGAAAAATATTTGACTACCAGCATGGTATCCGCCTTGAATATCTAAAATCGTTTCCCAAGATACAGGATCACCATTTTTATAATCTTTCTGGTCAAGGCCTAGGGCTAATACAGCACTAGTTGGGTTTACGAGACTCACATCGTAATCGTAAGGTTGTCCATTTTGACTCTTAAACAATAATATTCTATAATTGTTTGTAGTAGTCTGGAATTTACCTGTATTTCTGTTAAAGATTAGATCTTCGAGATCAGCGATCTCACCTTGTTCGGTAAACACATTACTAATAACACTCTTAACAATGCCAAGACGTTTAACCTTAGCAGGAGGTGTAATATAGATAGGCATTTCAAATTCCATAGAACAAATATCGATATCAGATTCTGCTCCTTGCGGAATTGATCTAGAACTAAAATTAATCGATTTAAGATCGATCACACTTAAACTAGTCCAGTCGACATAGTTATCTGTAGTTTGTATTTCCAAACTTGGATTGAATAAAACTAAAATCTGTTCTAATAGTTGAAGCTTTTGATCAGTATTGCTGGTCCATACATCACATTTCATTGTAAGTTTGAACGGTGTAGGCATTAAACGTTCTACAGTATAGTTTCCGCCTTGAACATTTTGATATTGTATAGTTCCGTCAGTATCTGTGTATCTACGTTCTCTAATGTTTACTTTACTGATAAATGTGGCATCGCTAATTCTTGTAGTATCTAGTTCAAGACCAGTAATATAACAAGCCATACGTGGAACTGTAGGCATTTTATTTTCGCTGTTATCTTTAATGATACTTGCAACTTGTCTAGTTAAATCACCATACATCACTGGAACAGTTTTTTCTTCGGGTGTAGCTCCACCTGTTTTATATTTGAAGCCTATAAACACACGCATAAACTGTGTTACATATCTTCTTATCTGTCCGTCGTAAAAATAATCCATTATTCATCCGCCTGTGGTCTTAAAGCCTTAGACAAGCTCTGTTTTTCTTTAACATTTCTGCCATCGATTGTAGCACTGGCTTTGTTATTGATAAAGCTGCTCTTGAGAGTTTGACGTATTTCTTCCCAGTAAGGAGATTCGACAGCAGGTTGTATTCCAGCAGGAACTGCTTTAACAGCTACAAAATATGCACCGCCAAATGTAACATTGTCTCCGGCAACATAAGTTGAAGTTTCTGTCCAAGAACCTCTATCAACTTTACCGTCAAATCCTTGACTATTACTCATAGTCATACGTTTTACATCCTCCATCTTGACCCATCGAGCGCCATTGTATCGGAATAATCTGTTCGGTAGGTAATCTGTTCTTAGACAGAATTGACCTTCCATGGCATTAATAGGAAATGCTATACCGGAAGAGAACGGAGCGCCATTCGGTGGACGACCGTCGTCTGTAATATATCCAATATAATCTTTGTGATCTGGAGATTGATTTACAGTGTCAGCTGTAACACTCATGTAAATCGGCTCCCCATTTTCGTCATAAATGGTATTACCGTTCGGATCTGTTGTAGGAATTAGAACGAGATCATCTCGATCAGCAGTGACTAGTGCTACTTCTCCATTGGTATCTGTTTGTATGGTATAGAATTTAGAAGTATCGTAACCGCTCTTAGGAGCATCGGCCTCGGCTTGATCAAGAACTGCCTGTGTGATCTGCATTTCTTTTTCGTATGTCGACATAATGTCGCGTAATGTTTGATCACTACCTTCACCTGCAACACCGTCAAGAATATCTTTAAACTCTTGGCTATCAACTAGAGGTTTGCATTTAGCACGATATAAATGCGGATACCAAGTAACAGAAAATCCTTCTGCTGCTCTAGTAACTTCTTCTATAACATAAAATCGTTTTAATGCAAATTGAAAATCATTCAATGCAAATTCATCTTTTAAATGGGGTAACTCAATTACATCGCCTGCAATTAACTTTCGTCCAATTTTTTCCACAGTATCGTTAATGTGGAACGTAATAAAAATCGTATCATTTTGTAAAAATAATCCAAATTGGCTTAGATTAAAATCAGTGTCTTGTATATTGTAAGCACCTCGCAAAACATAAATGTCTGGATCGTATTTTCTATCACGATTTTCTAAAAATAGAAGATCTTGTATCTGCGTTTCGGAGGGAGAAGCATAACCAGGAGTTGACGGCGTAACGTCGGTCGCTGCTCCTGGGCCTAGATATTTGTGAATCAACACATCCGTTCCGCCGACCTGAAACATCTCCCAGACGGTTTTGTCGATAAATTTGTAATCATTGCCCTTTTCTGGGCGATAAAGCGAAAGTCTTGGCATAGTAGTATATTTACCGCTACGATAAATACTAGCATGAGCACTAATGACCAAGCTAGACAAGAAGTCTATAACTACTGTAAAGCAATGCTAGGCGACGGCATGATTGACGTTGAGCTAGATCCTATACACTACGAAACAGCACTGAACCGATCTTTGGCTGTTTTCCGCCAACGCAGCGATAATGCTGTAGAGGAAAGTTATGTATTTTTGAATCTTTTAGTGGATCAAAACGAATACATCTTACCTCAGGAAATACAGCAAGTTCGACAGATTTATCGTAGAAGCATCGGTTCACGCACAGGCGGCGGAACTGGAGGAACAGTATTTGAACCGTTTAACTTAGCTTACTCAAACACATATTTGTTAAGTTCTACAAATATGGGAGGGCTAGCTACCTATGAATTATTTGCTGGGTATCAAGAACTAGTAGGTAAAATGTTTGGTTCATTTATTAACTTTGATTGGCAACCTTCTAGTAAGCGATTATTAATACATCAAAGACCTAGAACAGAGGAATCTGTGATGTTGTTATGCTATAACACTAAACCAGATGTTACCATAATCAAAGATGTTTATTCAGGGCAGTGGATCAAGGACTACAGTCTAGCAAATTGCAAAATGATGCTAGGACAAGCTCGAGAAAAATTTGCTACTATTGCTGGGCCGGGCGGTGGATCGAGCCTAAATGGCGCCGCGCTCAAAACAGAAGCACAACAAGAAATCGAAAAGCTCACAGAGGATCTAATGAAATTGGTTCCCGGCGGCAGTGGTTATACCTGGATAATAGGTTGACATTAATTTAAACTTAATGCTATAATGTTCTTAATTGGAGGACATTATGATCATAGGTATTTGCGGATTTATTGGCAGCGGCAAAGACACCGTCGCTGACTATCTAGTTAACTTTCACGAATTTAGACGCGAGTCATTTGCCAGCACTCTCAAAGATGCTGTAAGCGCGGTGTTTGGATGGGACCGAACACTGTTAGAAGGGCGAACTAAGGAAGCCCGAGAGTGGCGAGAGCAAGTGGATCCGTGGTGGGCAGAGCGTCTAGATATGCCTACACTAACTCCTCGATGGGTATTACAATATTGGGGCACAGAAGTTTGTC